TGTTGGGACTGATCGGTTCGATGATTCGTCACTATGGATTCCAAACTACCGAAGAATTTAGTGTTAAAGAGGAACTTGTTCCTCGAGAGGAGGAGGTCTTTGTCACAAACTGGAAGTAGAGGCTTGTGGTTGTTGCTAGTACTTGTGGTTGTTGCCGTCGGCTGTGGAAAGCCTATACAGGTCATGCCCGTACCGTCGCCACCGGTGACGCGTTCCGTAACCATTTCTCCACAGCCAACGTTCTGTACGATACCTTGGGAGACGGGTATTGCGTATCCGCAGTGGAACTCTTCAGGTTACGGAGCGAATGATACCGTGTGGCGCTCTGAGGTTGCGACCCTAAAGGCTCAAACGAACTCGTGTTGGATCGAGATGCCAGTGCTGTTTACACAGATGTCGAACTCTTCGACTAGTATGCAGGCGGAATCCAATGCTCCAACGCCGGCTGCACTGACCGCAGGCGTTGAGTACGCGCACAGTCTCGGCCTGAAAGTCTTCGTTACGTTCTTGATGTCCGTTAAGCAACCCGGTGGTTGGGCTGGATCGATTCGGTTTTCGAATCTGCTCGATGAGATGGCGTGGTTTGCAAACTACTGGAAGGCGATTGCACCGTATACGCAGGCGGCGGAAGTCTCTATGGTAGATCAGTTAGCCTTCGGAGTAGAGGAGCAATGGCTACAAACGTTCGCAAGCCCGAACTTGTGGAATCAACTGATCTCTGCGGTCTCGCACGTCTACAGTCGACAGTTGGTTTACGATATGAATTGGTCGGCCTCTGGCGTAGTCTTGCAGGATTGGATGCGTAACAAGTCGCTGACGACTATCGGTGTAGATGCATATTGGCCGTTAACGAGCTATAAGCGTAAGCTGTCAATGGCGGATATCACCTCTCAGTGGTTGGCAATCGTCAAACCTCAGTTAGACAGTCTATCCCGGCAACTCGGTCGGGAGATCATTATCGGTGAGATGGGCTTTCGTGACGATGAGTTCGCGGGATACGCTACTTGGCAGTCTAGTAATAGTGGGCGTAAAGATCCACAAGAGCAGTCGTGGCTGTTCGATGTCGCAATTGCGGAGTTGCGAGCGGACACGCACGTGGCTGGCGTCTTCTTGTGGGGATGGCAAGATACCGGAGCGTTCGATCTAAAGGGTAGCGTCGCTGTCGCAACGATTGCTACACGATATTCATGAGGAGGTATTCGTGGACATTAACGAAAGGTTCGAGCTACTCGGTGGCAGTACGAATGGAGGCTTTCCTAGTATCGAGGCTGAGGCGTTTGCAACAGCTTATGGTACGCCGTACCTAGTTGAGCCCGGTGTTGTCGTGCTGTCTGTACCAAGCACGAACATACTAGGTGTCGATCACTTTCTGAGCAACTACTCACCGAGTCTCCGATATGATGAGTACTTGCAAGACCCGACGTTACTATCTGGCGCAGCGCAGATCTGCAAGGCGGCAGGTCAACTGTGCTATATGAGCTTTGGTCGACGCCGAACGACAAATGCACAGGCTAGTGCGTATCTCGATAATATCAAAGACAGTGGCCACGGCTCTGTGTTAGAGCACGCGAACTTTAGTCTGTTGCTGTATGGGCTTTCTAGGTCGGTTACGCACGAGTTAGTGCGGCATCGAGCGGGAATGGCGTTCTCTCAGCAGTCACAACGCTACGTCGCGGGTAGTGTATTGCGCTTCGTAGAGCGACCAGAGTATATTAGTCATCCGAAACTACATATGCTTTTCTGTGATCGCATCGATCGTATTGCGCAAGAGCATAAAGCCATTAGCGAAGTGATGCTGCAATTGCAACAGGAAGGAGATATGCTACTGAGCGCTGTCGACCGAACGGACTTGCGTAAGAAGGTACAGCAAGCCGCGCGATCGATCTTGCCAAACGAGACTGAGTCTCCGATAGTTGCAACTGGCAACGTCCGCGCTTGGAGACACATTATTGAGTCTCGTGCTAGTGCGCATGCGGAGGTTGAGATCCGTGAGGTAGCGTTTCGCATCTTCCTGTGCTTGTACTATGCTGAGCCGTTGTTGTTCTCTGACTACAAGATCGTCGAGCTAGGAGATGGTACACAGGCGGTCGAGACGGCTTTCGCAAAGGTTTAGGCCTTGATTTGCCGAGTTTTCTACCTTATAATAATATAAGGAGCTGAAACTTTCTGTACGCAGCCACCGGTGGAGATACGATTCGGGATCAGTATCTCCATGCCAAGCCACTATAGCTCAATAGGCAGAGCGCGAGCGTGAAGCACTCGGTGTTGTAGGTTCAAATCCTACTGGTGGCATTCCGATCAAGGTCCAATTGATTTCACCAAATCTTTTATCTTATAATAATTATAAGAGTTGAAAGATTCTTGTAACCGAATAGCGAAGAGTGCGTGTCTGCGTGCTCTTGCAACTAGGTGTCGCGTAGAGGCCTATCGCGCCTGGTTTGGGACCAGGATCACACAGGTTCGAATCCTGTCACCTAGATTAACGTATGGTCGCTCCAGAGTCCGCCATACGGGTTGGTGAGGTGTCGCCTTCACTATACCAATGCTGGCGAGTGGGTACCACTTGTGTTTTCACGCTCAAGTGTGCAGGTTTCGATACCTGTATCGCCACCGGCGCTTGCTCATTGCACGCCACCGCTGTTGTCTGGCGCAGCCAGGTTAGGAGGAGACTACGGGTGGACGTTGAGATTCATACTCTCAATAGTAAGTAGGTTCGAGTCCTGCATAGGTCTCCTTCGAGTCGACGTAACCCAATTGGCAGAGGTGCTAGATTTAGAGTCTAGTCGTTGAGAGTTCGAGTCTCTCCGTCGACACTTAAGACACTTAAGACACTTAAGACACTTAAGACACTTAAGACACTTAAGACACTTAAGACGCTAGGACGATTACGTCGTCCTAGCTCTTTTGCTTGTAAGGAGGTAACTACAATGCAACATAATGTATCTTTAGGGGAGGATATCCAACACTTCGAGATGGCGGGTCTCTTTCCGACAACTGATTGGACGCTCGCAGTAAACACTCGGCTTGGGACGGTTAGTCTGCTAGCGAGCAGTTCCACCGTCGGACACGCAACGCTGCTAGTTGAGCAACAGTTCGGTGCGAGCGAGATGAGTGCGCTCTACCCGCTGATCACATCGTATCCGCACTACTGTCCGTACGAAGAGTTACTCGCCAGTTTTAGCGATAACAACATGTCAGAGGAGAATATCGCTCGGCACCGACTGCGATTAGAGGAAGCTCTCTACGCCGGCGTGTGGGACTACGAAATGCGCCCGTTACGGAATGTGCTCTCTCGGGCACGATTCAAACTGCGCGACTTTGATATCGAGATTTCCTCAATCCTGGCAACGGGTTACACGTTGATCTATTGGCCTCCGGGTATTCCGAAGCGGCGTCGTAAGGGTCCGTCACTGTAACCCGCCGGACTTGATTTCCGGAGTGAAACATCTTATAATATAAATAGGAGTGATACTCCGCTAGCCAAGCTACGTCGAACGCGACGTAGCTCAATTTTTTACTGGAGGTAACCACCGACATGAAAGATCACAGAGATCTTCTCAACAGCGCGCGAGGTCAGGGACAGAATCAGGGCAATCGGAAGCAGGTCCAGTTGCCGGGAGACCTGTTAGGCGACGAAGAGTTCGACTTGTTCGATCCGACCGTTGCTGCGCAGTTACAACAACAGCAACGGCACCGACCGCAGCAGCAGCCACAACCAGCAAGTCCTAAGGGTCACGCCGGCGTCATTCCTGGCTTTCCCAAGGGCCATGGTGGAGTCGCACCGGATCGGCAGTTGATGCCGTATAGTGCACCGTCGGGAGCACATCACTTTGATGGTCGAGTGGCATTCCAAATCGTTGCGGGAGTCGTGATTGCCATCTTGATGTTCTGGGGTTGGTCGACGGCAATCAGTCAAGCAGAGAGTGCGTATAACGCTGTAGCGTACGGCTACCCGCGATCGTACCACACGCAGGCGATTGTTGACACGTCTGGCGTACCGTCGCAGTTTGTGGTTTGGAACGTCAAGGGGAAGATCTACATTGTAGAGTTCATAGATGGTGATTTGGTGTCAACGCCACGCGTCTATGCTGGTCCGGATCTTTCTTTTGAGGCACAGCCAGATCAGGCGCCAGCGGTCGTTACGTTTCAAGACGTCAACTACGATGGGAAGCTTGATATGATCTTGCTTGTTCATGGGCAGAGAGTTGTGTTTCTCAACCAGGGGCAGGGTCTGTTCAAGGCTCAGACTCAAGCGGTGTAGGCTTCATGCCTACCCGTATTTCAAAAATTTGTTTTGGAGGTTAGAGCCTTGGAAGAAACCGAAAGTGATTTGTTGATACTAGTGCGTGCACTCTTGCTCGCAAGGGGCTTTGTAGAGTCCACCTCTGCAGCAGTAGCTGGGTTTGTACTAACAGACCTAGTTGATGAAGATCAAGTGCTAGTTTGGCCGCATCTGACGGCGGAAGTCTATGCGGTTACGATGGCTGAGATAGATGACGCCGTATCAGATCAAGTTATATCGGATAGTATAAGTACCGCGTGCTTGTATGAGCGGGTTCTTAGATCTGCGTTGCAGACGCGATTGAGAATCTATGTAGGGAAGCCGCCGTTGGTAGTAGTGCATCCTCAACGTACATCGCACTACCAGGAGATCATGCACGCCTAGCGACTAGGGAGTTAGTCAAATGCGTTGGTGGCGTAGGAGGCTCGCCCTCATCTATCGCCCCTCACTGACTCGCCGTAGAAGGCGTATGGCGCAACACCGTCAGAAGCAAACAGAGGCTGCACAACGGCGTGCAGAACAATGTGTGGGGCTTCGCGATGCATTCCCGGACTTTGCGCACTATGAGGCTTGGGTTCGGACGGACATCGCTTCAGATCTTAGTGACATCGAAGAGACAGTCGACATTCCAGAGGTGACGACAGCGCTGATACTCGACATGGAGGCGTTAGTCATTTCGCAGGCTCCGACGGAGATACATCAAGTGCCGGATGAGAAGTTAGAGTTTGCTAGGGCGGAGACAGAAGCAACTTCTATAATCACTTGATTTCACCAAATCTTTTATCTTATAATTATAATGTAGAGTAAATAAATAGTAAGCGTCTATAACACAGCGGTATAGTGTGCCACGCTTCCAACGTGGAGACGAGAGTTCGAATCTCTCTAGGCGCTCTATCCGAGAGTGTACTCTAATAGTTCAGAGCGTACAAACTTTCGTTGCCTAATGGTAAGGCAATTGACTTCGGATCAATCGATTTCAGGTTCGACTCCTGACAAAAGTTGCTTTTGCTCTAACGACTCGTACACGATCGGGTATATCAGTGTAGCTCAATTGGTAGCAGCAACCGTCTCCAAAACGGTAGGTTCAGAGTTCGAGTCTCTGCACTGGTGTGTGGCCTTCGGTTTGTGATAGAGTAGTTGCCTACCGTTGCATTTCTTAGCCGAAGGTCACAACGCCCGGGAGTAGGGTAGAGGTCGTACCCATCGGTCTCATAAATCGAAGATCAGAGGTTCAAATCCTCTCTCCCGAATGGCCTGAATCCGTGCCACCAGCACACTCTGGAAGTGACCCTCGCCTGAAGCACAGATAGCTTCTTGAGTGCACACGACCACGCCTCAGGCTCAGCGGTCGCAAGCAAGATGCGGCATCCAATAAGTGGGATCCCTAGCGATCGAGAAGCATAAGGGTGAGATTCACTTAGCCAAGCGCCCTACCTGTGGGGCTGCGTCTAACTTAGCTGCGAGAGTACGGAGTAGGTACGGTATGCTTCTCTGCCGAAACGTACACACAGGAGTTCCATCCAGCGGTGGTAGCAGTGGTTAGCTCGTCGGGCTCATAACCCGAAGGTCGGAGGTTCGAATCCTTCCCGCTGAATAGTGCCACGACAGTACTCTAACGGCGACAGCTTACATACTTGAGTTAGTGAACAGCTGTAGCAACTCGTACTGTCGTGACCATGCCTTGGTGGTGCAATAGGCTAGCATGCAACGTTGCCAACGTTGTGGTACGAGTTCGAGTCTCGTTCAGGGCTTTCTTGAGAGTCGCTTCTCAGTAGTAAGTGCAGTAGGGTGTGAGGAGAAATGCAATGACGGTGCTAGTCTCTCGTCGCACGGTGAACGGTAAGAAGCTAATGGTGTACCATCCGCAGTGGCCACCACAGTGGGACCGAGCACACAGGCAAGTGTTTATTTTATCTGATGGCGAGCGAAGTGTGGATCGCATTTCGCATCTACTACGTAAGCCTATCAAACAGGTAGTACATATCAGTACGGAACTTGCAAGGAGTGGCTTTGTGGAGATGGCTATGCGGGAATGAATGTTTGAGGGGGTATATGTCGTAGTGGCATATCTGGCGCGTTGGTGTAAAGGTTAGCATTTGACACTTTCAATGTCAAGACACGAGTTCGAGTCTCGTACGCGCTATTGACTGTGCTAGTACAGTCCAAAGGATTCGCTGACGCATCTAGTGAAAGTGAATCAGGAGTGTCCAGACTAGAATGGTCACTCAACTAGCTAGTCGGATTAAAACATGTTGCAAATTCGCGGTCGGTGATGTACGCTACAGTACGATTCCGCTTGCAGTGTGAGGGTGAAAGTCACAGCGTGCATAGAGGTGAGTAGCCTTGATCCGGCGAGGCCCGTTGGTGTAGCGGCTAGCATTTGACACCCTCAATGTCAAGACACCAGTTCGAGTCTGGTACGGGCTATTGATCGCGCTTTCGCGTAAGTGGTCTGCAAAGATGCTAGTTTACCAGTTTTAAGCGCGCCAAGGCTAAGTGGAGCGAGAAAACTGTGAGGCTCATTAGCGAAGGGGTTATCGCGCTAGCCTGTCACGCTAGAGATCACGGGTTCAAATCCCGTATGAGTCGCCGCACTCTGTGAAGAGTGTCGTTGCTAATAAGTTAGAGGCTTACAAAATCCTACTTACAGTGGAAAAAGTTAGCCTCTTCACTTTCCCGATTAGTGTAATGGTATCACATTGGACCCTGACTCCAAGAACGGTGGTTCGAATCCATCATCGGGAGCCGGCAGTAAGAGTTACGGCCCTTTCGCTTACTGCTCAAGCGCTAAGTCGACGGCAGAAGCGACTTGGCGCTGCCTTCTCTAGTAGCTCAATGGTAGAGCTCTCGACTGTTAATCGAGTGGTTACTAGTTCGAATCTAGTCTAGAGAGTCCCCACTGTGGAGCACTAGTGGGACCAAACGATGTAGGCTCGCGCGTCTACATCGTGGAGACATAGCTCAATTGGTCTGAGCGCCGCTCTGATAAGGCGGAGGTTGTTAGTTCGAGTCTAGCTGTCTCCACCGCACACCTCTCGGTGCGCGCATAAGGTTTTCCGGAATGAGGTAGTTCCACTGACGTACTACCTCTCACTTTGCGATATAGCTCAATGGTAGAGCGCCATCTTCATAAGATGGAAGTTGACGGTCCGAATCCGTCTGTCGCAACTCGGCAATTGGCCGAACGCTAGAACGTGTGGAGCTTTGACACTTGGCTCCAAGCCCTTTCTCAACACGCTAGCGTGGAAGTGTAGCCCAACGGCAGAGGCACTAGATTTAAGAACTAGTCAGTGAGAGTTCGAATCTCTTCACTTCCATCCCCATTTTGGATGGCTCCTTAAAGGGGAACAGAGAGCGTAACGTGCACTGTTTTTGAGGCTGCTGCACGTTGCGTAGCGGCATAGCTCAGTTGGAAGAGCGCCTCTCCTACAAAGAGGAGGCCACTGGTTCGAGCCCAGTTGTCGCTACCTGGCTTCGGACACTTTATCGCTTTAGCAAATCCCGCCTGCCACGGCTAGTGAGAGTTTGTCCTTTCGCTCACTAGTGGGATCGCTCGGAGAAGCCAGACAGTGTGTCACATGCGTAGGGTATCAAACCCGGGTCCGATTTTTGGTACTCTACGCACTCGGGGATGTAGCTCAGTTGGAAGAGCGCTAGAGGTCGTCGGTTCGAATCCGACCATCTCCATAAGACGGTTACTGCGCGTCGGCACAGAGGGTGTGGTAACGGTCTTTCCTACGACCTTCGTCTAACTAGGTAGGACGTTTGACTTTGACTCAAACTATTCGGGTTCGAATCCTGAAGGTCGTGCCGACTAGGGAGCGACAGCAAGAGTTTTTCCATACTTTACCCTCCACTGCCGCTCGCTAGTTTGCTTTGCTATGGTGTCTATAGTGTAATGGTAACACTGGAGATTGTGGCTCTCCCATTACGGGTTCGAACCCCGTTAGGCACCCCGGGTTTCAGACTCAAATTCAATTTTAGTCTGACGGGTAAGCGTTAAAAGTGTAGGTTCGAGTCCTACCTGCGGCTCCCATGCCGCAGTAGCCCAACTGGCAGAGGCGCATGCGCAATCCACTCAAGCTGAGACTCTCAACCCAAACTCAGCATTTCGCTGCCGAACGCCAAATCTAAACGCTGAAGTCGAGACCGTTGAGATGCCGGTGCAATTCCGGCCCGTGGCTTTTTCGTGCCACGGTAGCTTAATCGCAGAGCGCTAGGTATAATAAGTGAACTTCAAGCAACTTGCGTTGGTGTGTGCAAATGGGCAGACATAAAAGGAGACCTAACGGTGGATATTACGTTAGGTCTCCACTTTTTATCAAGTGGAGGTACAATGGCGAAGCTCAATCAAGTAATAGCGTTAGAGAAAGGCACGAAGAGTCGTGCTATGGTAGATTTGACTGACGCACATCACTCGCTGCAGAAAGTAACGATGCTAGCCGGCATTGCGAGAACGTATCGACCTCGGGACGAAGAAGGCGAACAGTATCCACCGGAGTCAACGCGCGTTCAGTTGAAGGCTGAAGCCGTCATCCGCAAGACGAGTGAGACTCTGACCAAACTGTTTGACGTCGTTGCAATTAAGGACTGGGCAAACTGCCAGGCAAAGGCGAACGTCGTTATCGATGGGCAGACCTTGCTGTTCGATGTCCCCGCGACATACTTACTGTTTCTGGAGAAGCAGTTGGTCGATCTGCACACGTTCATCAAAAAGCTGCCTGTGCTAGATCCAAGCGAGACGTGGGCATTCGATCAGTCAGCAGACGTATGGGCTACTGAGCCTGTCATGACAACGAAGACTAAGAAGGTTCCTCGCAATCACATCAAGGCAGAAGCTACGGATAAGCATCCCGCGCAGGTCGATGTCTATTATGAAGACATCACAGTCGGACACTGGAGAACGGTCAAGTTCTCTGGAGCGCTTCCAGCGCACCGCGTTAACGAGCTCCTGTCGCGTGTGATCAAATTGCAAGAGGCTGTTAAGGTCGCACGAGAGGAAGCAAATGCCATCGAGGTGCGCGACGTCAAAGTCGGAGAGTCCGTCTTAGGCTATCTATTCGCCAGTTAACTCTTGTTTTTCACATTTCTTTATATTATAATAATAGTATAAAGAAATTATGAAGTCTAGTGCATTCAGGGCCACTAGTGGTACCGCTAGCGCAAGTTCGAACCTTGCTAGACTTCTTCGGTAAACGCTGTTAGTAGGATAACGCTCTCTAGAGGTGCGCTTGACCGGAACCCTTCTTAAACTAGAGACGAAGCAGCGGACGGTCCTCTTAGTACAAAAGGAGGTAAGACAATGGCAGTAGATATCTTACACGTTCGGCACAACGGCCGCTCAAGCGAGTATGAACTCGCGAATCTGGATCTTTCAACACAGTCTACAGATGGAGACATTCTTAGCGCAGTTGCGCGTCATCTGGATCTCCCATTAGCAGAGCTGGCGGATCATGTGGTTGTGCGCAACGCGACAGCTATCGTAGTGCGTCCAGAAGCTATCTACGGGTAGCCCTTGAAAATCCTCTAAGTTTACCTTATAATATAAATAGTGAAGTATTATGTTGAGGAGTTCGCAATGGACTTTGCCAGTCCGGATACCCGCCTACGAACTAGTGAGGCCTTGAGAAAGTCGCACTCGGGACATGAAACTTTACAAGCCTGGGTTCGATTGCATTTGGTCTGTGCTGTCTCCGTACGTGTTGCCACCTGCGGAGACATATGGCTCATTAGCTCAACGGTAGAGCAATCGCCTTGTAAGCGATAGGTTGAGAGTTCAAGTCTCTTGTGAGCCTCTAGCGAAGCGGCGTGAGGGGTTCTCAATAGAGATCGAAGTCGGAGAGAAACCGTAAGATCTCTAGGGTGTATGCGCCTAGGAACTAACGTGCGCGTTCGGGCGCTGCTTTGCTAGCTTGCCGAATTCTGTTACAGTTGTAGTAGTTCACCGTGCAATGGATTGCTACTACAACTGTATGGAGAGATGCCAGAGTGGCTTATTGGAACGGTTTGCTAAACCGTCGGGCGTATGCCCCGCAGGTTCGAATCCTGCTCTCTCCGTAAGAGTGTTACGTCGCAGTGCGCTGTTTGGGCCTAAAGTAACACTCTTTATTATCGGAGGTAGCGATGACAAAGAAAGTCGTGCAGGGACGCATACCAGAGGAGCCTACTGGGCCACGTGCCATTGCGGAGACGAACATTCGTAGGTACGAGAAGCTTCTGAAAGACAAGACACTAGACGCTGCGACACGCAATCACTATCTCGTGTGTCTGCAAGAGTGGCAAAAGGAGCTACAAGAGGTCGCGGAACGTGCTGTAGTTGCGGAACAACGAAGGTCACCAACTAGTGGTCGCCGAAATGGCTTAGACTCCGCTGGACCGGCTGGAGATGAGCACAAGGTTTGGACTGGATCATTTGATTTGTGACTGTAGCCCAATTCGGTAGAGGCGTAAGATCGAGGGTCTTATCGTTAAGGGTTCGAGTCCCTTCAGTCACATAAAGGGAGTGGATGCATGCAAGTGTACTTTCGATTTAGCGAACGGGGCGCGTTCCAGAGCGTTCATCTTGACGATGAGTCAAGAGACTCTGCAGCGAGAATTCTGCAAGCGTTGGAGCGCTACTTCGGTTTCCTGGCGGGTACGCTGGATGCGTATCGAGTCTATAACTATCAAGACGCGATCTACGTCTCTCCGTAATATACGCCGTGGGACGACTTAGGGGTACGGTGCAGTAGGAACAACTGCGTTGAGGGTTCGAGTCCCTCCTACGGCTTCGCGGTAGTGCACACAGCCGCTGGTAGCGCTGACGAAGTACAAGTCGGTGTGCAGAGTGTTTCTCTCGGGAGATAGCTGTAGTGGTGAAGAGAGGTTCGAATCCTCTAGCACTCGTAAAGGAGGTGTCATTATGACTAGGTTTCATCAGAGACTGCATAGAGACTTGAAAGATCCTGAGTTCGCAGAAGCCTTTAACAAAGGTCCGATCGACGATCAAGAAGTTACCACTTGGTGGTTTGAGCAATCGGTGTGGAAGAGCGTCGCTTTCGATATAGGTGTGTTTATCGGAATTCGGCCTACGTGGCTGATGAGGCGTTTAGGCTATCGTGGAGGCTTGAACTAGTATGGCTTTTCGATGGTCTCATCCACCGACGCGCCAGCTACCTGCAAGAGGGTAGCAATCTACGGCGCATTGGATGAGACTATGCGAAAGATGTTGAAGAACAAAAAGCGCTGCTGTAAGATGTGCAAATCTCACAAGCGCGGTTGGTCTTGTCGATGGAAGGCTAAAGAGCAGGACGCGATCAAACGCTTTGAGGTACTCAAGAAGGAGTTAGCAATTGACGGATGAAGATGACGTCGGTGTAGCAGTAAGAGCTACGTTGAGATTCTCAGACTATCAACCGCAAGAGGGGCAACCTTGGACGGTTCGTAGTACGGGTAACTTACTCTCACACGAGGAACTGTTAACAACGATTGAGAACATGGTAGTGCACGTTACGAAGATGATGTCGCCGGGACAGCGCTTGAGCGTTATTTTTGAGGTACGTGACTAGTCTGGAGCGTGCGAGCGGCGGATCGCTCACCTGAGTTCGAATCAGGCCTCTATGGGTTCGAATCCCATACGCTCCTCCGAGACAGTTAAGTACGGTGCGCATTGTCTTACTAATTGATTGTACGCAACAGGGTTGGTCTCGCGTTCATCGATTGTACATGCTTAACTGTCTTTACTGGGTAGGGAGCACAACGGTGTGGAGCTCTCCTGAAAAGAGTCGCTGTGATGAGCAGTAGCGGGTTCGACTCCTGTCCCTACCGCTGAGATCGTTACGGTCTTGCACTTTCAGTTGAAACCTCTTTGTGTAGCTGTAACGATCTTTTCTCTTGATTTACCTCGTGACTTACCTTATAATTATTATAAGGTAGAAACGATCGAACGTCTTTTACTGTGCATACGACCAATCTCTCTATGTACGGCAACGGACATGACACAAGTTCGATCGTCTACTACTTGGCCATCTAGCCCAACTGGCAGAGGCGAACGACTCAAAATCGTTTTGTTGTGGGTTCGAGTCCCTCGATGGCTACTTTGGTTGCGAGATCTTATAGCTCAATGGACAGAGCGCCGACCTTCTAAGTCGGATGTTGCGAGTTCGAGTCTCGCTGAGGTCGCCTATGGAAAAGGTTATCAAACTGGGTAGAGTACCCAACGCGTACGCGGATGCATTTGTAGATAGAGTTCGAGAACTACTACTACAGTACGCTCCAGACTTACCTCTGGAGTTATATTTGTCAGATGGTTCCACGGAGTACCCGTGGTCGGAGTATGATGAGTATGTTTGGCAAATAGCAAAGGGCTGTATAGATGTTAACCGCAGACGAGAGACTGGAGCGCGCACTAGGAGCCTATGAGAGGTTGCATACCGCCTTTCGAGAGATTTACGAAGAGAACCATCTCTATCGACCCATACTAGTGATGTATGCATCGACAGATAGTCTAGATGCTAGACGCTTCGTAGACGACTGGGTCAAGGAGGCGTTTCCTGATCTGTGGGGAGAGATTCTCGAGTACCGTGCGAGCTCTCAGTACGGTACGGACCCGGATCCGAATACTGATATCGTAGAGGATTCTTAATGGAAGAGACGAAAGACGCTATTGGTCGAGCTATTCATATAGGCGACGTGTGCGTGCATGTGCGGCGGCAGTCATCCAATCTCGACTACGATGCATTAGTAATCCGTGAGTTAGTGAGCCCAAAGGAGGTTCGTGGGGATAAGTTCGTAGTGATCCGTATCGAGAGTGGGGAGAGAAGATTTATTAACAAGGCGTCAAAGATCATCAGGGCGAGAAATGTTATCATACTTGGCACCAGCGAAGATGAAATACGCACGCATATGCTTGAGGGCTTGTAGCACAATGGTAGTGCACCTCCTTTGCAAGGAGTAGGTTAAGAGTTCGAATCTCTTCAGGTCCATTGCTTTACTAGTTTGCGAATAGGAAACTAGTCGAGATTGCCTTATCGGTTCCAGGAGGAAGCCCTCTCGTGCATTCCTAGATAAAGAACCGTTGTGAGTACAAACAAGATGTACTAGGTTTCTAGCAGTACCTGTCCCGGGCGTCCGTGAGCGTAAGGACTGAGAAAACTGCGTGCCCAGGGCTATGATGGTCAGCCAGTGAGAGCACTGATCTCTAACGATCGCAATCGCGCCGCTCACCGATACGATCGAGTCCATCACACGTGGAGTTCAAGGCTTGCGTTCTGTTGTTTGTATATCGCTGATAAATTGTGCATTTTATAACGTAAAGCAAAAGACATAACGCGATAGGTTCAACTCCTATCGGACTCCGCCAAGCTCTGGTAGCTCAGCGGTTAGAGCGCTCACCTTATAAGTGAGTGGCGATTGGTTCAACTCCAATTCAGAGCACCTCACGGATATGCCGTGAAGACAATGCCTTGGAGGTAACAAAGAGAGAATGGCGCCCTATTTTAGTCTATACAACGGGGAGTTCGCCTCGGTTGGTGACATCCAACTGCACGTCACTGCTACTACACAAGCCGGCACGGGTACGATCTATACTCCCTCAGCAGACTATTACGCTACGTTGCGTTGGCTCCGGCCGGGTGAGGATCATCCAGAAGGACTTAGTATAGCAGTGGTCGAACGCCAGCGCGAAGAGGAACGGGTCGCTAGACGTCGAGAGGCTGAAGAGGCTAGACAGACTGCTCTGAACTTATTACAAACTCTGCTAACGCCACAGGAATTTGAGCTCTACACTCGCAATAGTGTGGTCTTCGAACCCAGTCGACGTGTAGCGGGTCGTGTCTACATGATTTGGGACGGTGCACTATACGCCTTGAGTCCAAAGTCGAGAGAGTTCTCATATTGGTGCATAGACGCCTCAGAATACGGCTTGCCTGAACCAGACAGAGTAATATGGCTCTTACTTCTCATTCGGGGGGATGAGGGAAGACTAGAGCGTACTGCAAATAAAAATCGATCATCTGCTGTTCCAGATGGCTGCTTGTGGCCACTACTGGAGTACATGATCGGTACCGGACAATACCCCACGGAATAGCACAGGAGGTTCACGAAGATGAAGGTTACTTTCCGACAGCTCTCCAAGCGTGGAGATGACGTGACTATTGTCGATACGGACAAGGTCGCTACGAACGATCCCGCGGCGCTAGCGGCCATCAAAGCCGCACGTGAGATCTTCGCTGAGGTTGCCGCGCGCAGTGGGTCTGCGTATGGCATTTCTGCTGAGCGAGGCACGGTTCGTGTCATGGAATTCCCAAGCGCGTTGGAGTACGATACTGTGATCTTGATTCCAAGAGTCGTCGGGGGCTAGCACGAGCCTTCGAGTTCATGAACCCACATGTAGTATACCGCATGTGGGTTCTTTTTGCAAAGGGCGGACCTTTTAATGCCAACTATGATAGCCCGTCTTCCGATCGAAGAAGCCTTCCTTATGTCCACGCATGTGGTACATTTTACAAACATCTCCGGAGTGATGCAAGAGTCCTCTAGTAAGTACGATACCCTCATACGACTGCTAGGCGAAGATACGTTCCTGACCTACCACAACGCCTGTGTTCGTCATGACTTGAAGCTCGGCAAGTGCTACTTGAACGTAGAGGCAACACCGAATCTCATTCACGTCGGTGTTCGTGGTCACTGGAAGTCCCCGATGAAGTTAGAGAACGTCGAGGTCGCACTACGATCGCTTGTAGAGTTCGTCTCCGGACTTGCAGATGCTAGAGTTGCGATAATGCCGCTGTACGAAGGTCGGTATGGCGATTTACCAAAGGCCGCCTCTGAGGAGTTACTAGTCAACGTCGTCACTCAACTGCAAATTCCTACGTGGCTGATAGATCACTGACAGATTCCAAGAAGACCCCTTGATTTTGCCGATGGATATATACTATAATAAAATCAAGAGGAAGAGCTTGGAAAACTAGCGTTTCTAGCCCCTCGCACCTGGTGAGACAAACTGTTGTTACCTCCAATAGGCTAGTCGTTCAAGGTGAGCAAAAACTAAAAGACGTTATAGCTTCCCGCAAGGCTATAACGTCTTTTAGTTTTTGCATTTTTAACCTGTCAGTGAAGCATGTTCGATAACCGCCCCGAGACAAAAGAAGTCACCGTTCACCTCTATTCTCCGCACGCTGGACAGATGCTGTTGCATGATTGTGCAGCACGCTACCGTGTCATGAGTTGTGGTCGAAGATTTGGCAAGACGTTGGCGTGCGCAAACGAAGTGTCGAAGTTTGCTCTAGAGCACCCTGGGACGCTCTCAATGTGGGTTGCTCCTGTTTATAGACAGACGCAGATTGCCTTTAGGCTAATGGCACGTAGTCTAAGAGGTGTGCTCGCTTCTGAGCCTAATAAGTCCGAGTTGCGTCTTGAACTAATCAATGAATCCGCTGTGGAGTTTCGGTCGACGGAGAGGTTCGATAACCTACGTGGTGATGGCATACACTTTCTCGTTATGGACGAGGCTGCACGTGTCGCTCAAGAGGCTTGGGAAGCAGCTTTACGTCCGGCGCTGTCAGATACAAATGGTAGAGCCATCTTCATTTCAACTCCCCTTGGAAGGAACTGGTTCTACCGCTTGTTCCTTCGCGGATTGGACGAGACGCAAGATGTCTATCGATCCTTCACGTTCCCAACGTGGGCTAACCCGTATATCGGTAGAGCGGATATTGAAGAGGCGCGTAGGACTCTGCCGGTTGATGTATTCCGACAGGAGTATGAAGCAGAGTTCTTAGAGGAGTCTGCAGGAGTCTTCCGTACGGTCGACGCTTGTACGTACGGAGAGCTGCAAGAACCCGTTCCGGGTAGGCCGTACAAGCTCTCGTGGGACCCTGCAAAGCATGCTGACTTCTCTGTACTAATGATACTCGATATGGAGGAGCGGCACGTAGTCGCATTCGAGAGGTTCTCCGGAGTGGACTACGTTGCGCAAGCACAGCGCGTTCGCAACCTGAGTGAACTCTATAACAACGCATCTGTCATAATGGACTGCACCGGTGTGGGAGATCCGCTATTGGATATGGTCAGGTCGTTGGGTATTCATGCCACGGGATACACATTCACAAATCAAACAAAAGCGAACCTGATCGAGAACTTGACCGTTGAGCTCGAGCATGAGCGTATTACATTTCCGAACATACCTGTGCTTGTCGAAGAGCTGAAGTCGTTTGAATATCACTTGACGCCTTCTGGTAACTATATCTACTCCGCTCCAGATAATCTACATGACGACTGCGTGATGGCGCTAGCCTTACTGGCTTGGTCCGTTAAGGAAGGCGCATCCATTCCGTTCCTAGTCTCTAGGACGGCTCCCGTTCCGGAGCACCATATCACACTTGTACCTCAGAGACATGCTATCGTAGATGACTACCTACAGAGTCGGCAGACTGCTGTCGAGCAGTTTCTCAAAGATGTCTCTGGTCACCGAAGGATTCAATTCTAAAAATGCCACATGTTAGATATTCACCCATTGGGGACTATACACCACTTCACGTGACTTCGACCGGTACAACCGTCCCTGTGGGTTCACTAGTTAGTACCACCTCCGCGACGACCATTACTGCAGGTGCGAACGTGGTTGTGACGCCGGCGTCCATGTCTAATATCTTTGCGGGTATGCAGCTGAACGTCGCTAACGGCACAGGGACAGCGGAGAACGTCTTAGTTACTGCTATCGATAAGGGTGCTGGGACGTTTACTGCTACGTTTGCGAACAACCACTCCGGTGCATACACCATTATCTCACTTAGAGGCTCCTATCTAGGATCTGTTGTTGTCGGTGCAGCTGGATCTGGCGTGACTATTACATTGTATAACGGCCATCCATCAACACTACCGGTAGCGGGGACCTCATTCAGTGTACTAACCCCCGCTGTTGGTGCGTCGTACGTCTTCAACTGTTGGTGCCCGCGCGGGCTGTTCTATACGTTAGCAGGTACGCCGGGAGACTATACAATCAACGCGGCGGACTCAGGAGTGTAGTGCTATGGCTGGACCCGTGGACATCTTAGGAGAGCCTCTACTCGCGCCTAGCGCTGCACTCGGCTATGTAGCGGCGTATGGAAGTAATGCTGCGGCCTTAACGGCGAATACCGACTACCAATTCAAGTGGGGTGCCGGAGGTACAACGCAAGTCAATCACATCATGGTACAGAATAACACAGCGGCGTCAATCAATTGGGAGTTAGACGCATCCGCAACGGTAGCTAGTCCGACACTCGCCGCTGGACAGGTACTCTTTATGGACGTGCAGACGTTAGTGCTACACCTGTTCTCACTCTCCAACACTCCAAACGTAAATGGTAACTCTAGTGGTAATATTGTAGTTCGAGGCTGGCTATGACAACGTATGCACAAGATACGTTTACTCGTGCGAATCAGTCAGGCTTCGGTACTGCGTCGGATGGCTTAAACGTCTGGGGTGCGCCTGTCAATGGAAATGCGACCGCGTCGATAGCTTCCAATCGTGGTATCTTCGGAAACTTCAACTTAGACGCTCAGATGATCTGTGGCTCTACAAGTGCGACAGACATCAATATGTTAGTCAAGGTCTCAACATCGGACGTTGCTAACGTTGCGGGTGTGCTATGGAGGTATTCCGCTGCGGGTGGAGGTTCTGGCTATCGTGCGGGATTCTATTCTGGCAATCAGTTCGTCGTTGATAAATACACCGGTGGCACCAGATCGAACGTTGTCGACAACGCTATTACTAGTTATAGTATCAATGTCGACCAGTGGATTCGCCTAATACACATTGCTAGTGGCACCCTACAAATTCGATGGTGGGCTGATGGTGGAAGCGAGCCGAGCAATTTTAACAGTCCGTTCGTTAACCAGGCTGAGACATCGTACAGTAGCGGGAACTTCGGTGTGAGTGTATTTATTAGTAGCGGTAGTACAGTCTCTTACGGAGCGTTTACGGTAACGAACAATTCATCGACTCTTGCGGGACCTCTTTTAATAGGCAATCATAAGTCTATCGGAAAAATTCGGTAGGTGGAAGCATTTACATGTCACGTAACAAACGTCGAAAACCTAGATCGAGAACGAAGCCAGAAGACATTCGCATCTCTGGTGGTATGGACCCGCAGGTTGTACGCGCTTGGATGGACCTACAGCGTCTGCTAGAGGAGAACGGGCCAAAAGACGCGGAAGTCTTCACCTTGCTGAATACAAACCCAAAGCTGACTTCGTATCTCAACAACGTTCGCTTGCGTGAGGAAGCCCGTGAGTTGGCTATGCTTCCAGAAGTAAGCAAAACCGCTCCGACAGGGGCTACTCCACAGGTCAATGGACTACCGTCCGCGTGGACTGGCACGAGAAACTCCCCGTTGGGTGTGCCTAACACTCGAGTGCTACGCAACCTCGCGGATACTGATCCTTGGGTGAGAGCTGCTATCACCGCACGCAGACAACAGATCGGCCGAGCGGACATCGCTGTTGTGCCCTTGAATGAGCGTAAACCATATAACAAGCGCTTGATGAAGGCGTTGCAGCACCTACTGGACCAGCCGAACGAGCTACGAGATAGTTATCGATCTCTCATAGAACCTGTGCTAGAGGACATCCTAGTGCTAGATCGCGGTGTCATCTCAAAAGACATGACACCGGACCGAAAGCCAGTTGCGCTCTACTACGAAGATGGCTCGACTATTAAGATCTATCCACAGTGGTCCGGCAATCCGAAAGAGCCACGGTACTTATATGAGTCGACAGACGGCATAACTAAGATACCGCTTCGAAACGATGAGGCGATTGTCATCATGGCGAACCCTGCATCGTACCGTTACGGTCTGTCTCCAGTGCAAGTGCTATACGAGACCATCAGAGCTGATCTGAAAGCGTCGGAAGCCGCGATGCACATGGTGGACATGAAGCCGCCACCACATGCGATTCAAATACCCGGCGCTACGGAACAGCAGTTGCGACAGTTGCGTACGATGTACGATACGGAGATCGCCGGCCGGAAAGAGATCTTCTGGTTCGGTGGCGCACAAGCCGCTAAAGAGTTTCCGTTGGTCTTCTCCGCGAAGGATAATCAGTGGTTAGAGTGGCAGATATACTTACTGCGTAAGATCGCTGCGGTCTTTCAGCTGTCTCCACAACAACTGGGGGTTACTTTCGATATCAACAAGGCGACTGCACAAGTGCAGCAAGAGATCTTTGAGGACACCGGCTTGATTCCACTCTTGTTACTATTAGAAGAGTTCTTGAATCGGGAGCTTCTAGCAGACTTCGCTCCCAAGTTGCCGATGGACCGTGTAGATCTTGACGCTGTCAACTTACGCATTATCTATCCTGAAGTGTCTGAAGCGGCTAGACAGATGCATGCGGAACGAGCAATCGAGATGGCGTCTAAGGGTATGCGAAACATTCCGTCGATGACTCCAAATCAAGCGTTGATGATGCGAGGTGAGCAACCAGTTAAGGGTGGAAACACTTTCTACTTTGCAACCTCAGCTGGTCCCATTCCGATGCTGTCGTACGACAACGACTACGGCGATTACGGTCCAAGGTCAACGGGTGGCACGTTGGGTTCGCAAGACGCTGTGTCCGGTCCGGACGCTGAAGAGAGTTCTCCAAACGATGAGAGTTCTGGTCGAGATATGTCGCAGATGCCGCAGATTCAACCAGATGGACCAACTTCTCAACTAACGCCACCACAAGACGCTGGACCTACTACATCCGCTCCGGGTGCAGGACTCTCTCCAGCGAAGGCGTGGGACAATAGACCTCCGGGTAAACGTTGGTCCGTTGCCTACATAAAATAATGAGGTACGCGAATATGTATCACGATCAGAATCCACACGTCGTGGAGTTTCCAATGGATGTTTTGCGTGTGCTGAAGGCTACACTCGCTCAGGTTGAGGGTGGCGTTCAGCATCTAGTGTTGGAGCTCGAGCTCGACGGTAAGAAGGCCTATCAAGATCTCACGCACATCTTTATGACAGATGGTGTGTCTCCTGTAATGCATACTATACCTGCAGCGCCACCGGAAGAGGTTGCTAGTGAAGCTCCTGCGGAAACGCCTCCACCAGTAAAACCCGCTCCGACTAAGGCCAGTCCTACAGTAGCTAAGAAAGTAATACCGTAAAATGGCACAAACGTATGAGGATAGCCTGGAGGGCAGCTCTTCATTAAGAGAACTCCTACCAGACTTTACTATCTATACAGCATCAATGGAACCCATTGGTATGGATGGACCTCTAGGCGCCGGTAATGAGATTACGCCAGTTGTGCATATGGTCGGCTCTAGTACGGAAAGAGACCTTCAAGACGACACTATGCTAACGACAGCTCTCGCGGATATGATGAATATTCG